CATCATGCACTAAAAGCTTAAGCTTCATACCATCGTAACTATTATCAGCAGTATTTTTCCAATCTATTATAGAATTTAAAGCTTCGGACTTTTCTATATGCTTTTGATTTTTAGTAATCTTTTTTGCAGGCTCTCTAAAAGCAAGCTCAACACGAGGATTACTAGAACCATCCTGTATAGGTTGAAAAAAGAATGGGTAGTTTCTGTATATACGAACCACCTTATCTGTAAACATAGTTTTAGCATCAGCACCAGTTTTAGAAAGTAAACCAAAATTACTATCGTAAACTTGAGTAGCTTGATTAACTATTTCACTACTAGCCATATAAGAAAAACCACTACGTCTGTTTTTAAGAAAACACATACCGTATGAGTTCTTATCGTTTTTACACGCTTCCCAAAAAATAAAGAACGTTCTGTTAGCGTCCCTGTAATCAGGGTAACCAACATCTATTTTACTCCACTGAATAAACATATAATGCGATCCAGTAATATAAGTAGGAACACCATTGTTATAAAACCATAAACCATCCCTTCTTCTTCTAAACTCCTCTTCTATATAGTCTACATAATCTGTAGCGTTCTCTCTTGTCAACCCCTTTGGTATATCCTGCCTAACCCATCTTTGTTGTTTTTTAGGTAGGTTGTGATATAATATATCTTTTTTATATCTAGGTTTTTTAGGTAGAATTATATTTAAGTTTTCAAACTCTAATACCTCTCCTTCACTGCCCTCTATTAGATATATAGTATCACTTTTTTGCATACCGTTCAGCAAAAGATCCTTTAAAATCTTTTTTCTCTTCTATTAAGGATTCTCCTTCCTTGATTCTATCTTCAAGGTTTTTTATTCCTAAAAGAATTTCTTGACAGTCCTCAAAACATTCTCTTTTTGCCTTTATAGCCTGTCTTCTTTTAGCGTCATCTTCTTCTATTAAAGGTTTGCCTATCTCTTCTATAAGAAGATCTACAGCTCCCTTACTTGCTTCTATTAACTTCTCTAAAGTTTTAAGAGCATAATCTCTATTCTGCTCCTTCATAAACTGCTAAGACATCAAAGTTACGCATGCGAAGAAGTTTTTGTCCATCTATATCCATGTCATATTCAGAGTTTTCACTCCACATAACTCTGTCGCCTTCCTTAACTCCCTGATCTTTCATCCAGTCATTTATTATAACTGCTTTTCCATGAAGCTCTACTTCAGATGCTGAAGTTTCTAAAAATATACCAGACTCAGTTTTTTCTGGTTCCTTCATTTCTTGCTCCATAAAATTCCATACTCCTACAGGAATATACTCATCTTCTCTTTTAACAAGGTATATCTGCTCTGCAAGAGCTTGATATATATTATCCTTATCAGCATGCTTGACATGATTTGTATCTGTTGCTACAAAATGGTGAAACCAAACTTTATCACCCTCTTGTATTCCAGTTTCTTTAGTGTCTTGCATTGGTGTTTTATACACCGTACCATACTGTCTTGCTAATCTCATAGGATCATAAGAGGTATCTCTATACAATTCTAAACCGTTTAACATTATAGTATCTTCTGTTTCTTTTTCTACCTCTATCCAGTAGATGTCTTTAATTGGCTTCATTTTTGATTATATTTAAATTTACTTAACTTCGTACTCATCTAAAACAGCAGTGTTGTATTCTATTGCTGTTGGCTGAGAAAAAAACCTTTTCCAAGGTCTTGAAAACTCCTCTTCATCTTTTTTTATATACACATCATACACTACTTGTTGATGTTTATACCAAGCCGCTTCGTCTTGAATTATTGCGGTGACTTCTAGTGAACCTCCAAGCATCTTTTGACCTACCTGATAAGTCAGTCCTTGCTTTAAGTCCCCTATTGTTATTTTTCTTATAATAGGGTTTATTGCTTCCATTTTTATTTAATTTAAATTTATTATATATTTTACTACTCGAATAAATCTCTAGATAGTTTTACATATCCTACCTGCATACCTCTACTTGCAGTAGTTAAAGTTTGAATACCTACAAAAGGAACTAAATCTATGTCGTCAGTCATAGCTAAAGATTTTGTTGTGCTTATTGACTGAGTTCCTCCACCTGCTGTTGCAGTAGTAACTAAACCATATTGAACATTATTCACAAAAACACTAATCTTTCTATTTTCATCAAAAGATATTCTTAACCTATAAACAGTGTTAGTAGTAACTGTTATTCCTAAGTTTGTTATGTAATCTGTTCCACCTACACTATAAACAAAATGTAAGTTACCATTTGTAGTTAAAGCACCCAAATCATCATTGGCAGCGTATAAAAAATAAGCTTGATTTGCGTCTGTAGCATAAGTACCAACCTCTGTAAGTTTTAATCCAGCCCATATAGCAGTTTCAGTTATAGTTCCTGATGTAGATATACCGCAAGAAAAATCTATTTTGTTTTCTGTACCGAAAGGAACAGAAGACCAAGCAGAAGAATCATGACCAGCTGGCATTTCAGTTTCTGCATCTCTAGGTGTTAAAACAGTAAAATCATTATCAGTTGTTCCTGTAACTAACTTAATCCCAGCAAAACCATTAGTAGGTCTTCCTGCATTAACAGAAACCTGATTAGATCCAGAACTAGTACCACCTAAAACAAAGTTTTGATTAGGAGTAACATAAGGATCTATTACAAAAAATAATTTAAATACTTGAGCTGCAATGTCAGTACCATTAGTACCAACTCTAATTTTACAACTACCATCAGCTATATCATGGACCATCACATTAACCATAGCGTTATCAGCTATAGTGCCACCATCTTGCAAACTAACTAAAACTTGAGATGTTGTTCCGTATATATGATTATTATTAAAAGTAAATTCAGCAGTATCTGTAGCAGCTAAGTCAACTGACTGCATTGTTATTATACCATATTTAGCATTTAAAGTAACTGCAGTTGTAGCGTCAGTAGCTTGACTAACTTGAGCATCTGTTATGCCTAAGCTTGGAACTTTTTCAAAGTATTCTACAAGTTCAAATCTATCATCTGACTGAGATACTGTACCACTTACTTTAAGATTTCCATCTTTATCAATTTTAACTTTTTCAGATCCATTTGTAGAAAAAGATAAAGAATCCCTAGAGTGATCGTAAAATATCTGACCTGCATTATTTTTGTTTACATTTCCAAAATAAATATTACCAGCATTTGATGCTCCAGATAATATAGACATCCCAGAATCTGAAGAGTTTTCTAAAACTATCTGATTGGCAAAAGAGCTAGCATTTACTGCTCCTGCACTAACTGATAAAACGTGAAGTAAACCATCAGGAGTTGATGATCCTGTACCTACACCTAATTTAGTTACAGAAACTTTATCTGTAGACACCTTCAGTGAGGTGATGTTACCAGCACCTGTCTCTACATCTTTTAACTTACCATCTGTCAACTCTACAGAAGTTTGTAATAGATTCTTATAAGTGGAGGATATAGATTTTCCTTTTAAATTACTCATTTACTTTTTTCTTATTTTTTCTATAGACCTACCTGCAAAGTAAGCTCCATATACTGTTATTAATAATGTTTGATATATAGGTATGTAGCTTTCTTGAATAACAAACTCTCCTATATTACCATCAAACACTGACAAAACTACAAAAATTGCAGTTAAAAATATACATATCAAAGGTCTAATATTCTTAGATAACCAGTTGTCAGACTTCATGTCTGCCTCCCATCGTCTGGTAACTTGTTCTTGTGCTTGCGATTCAGCCTGCATAAGAACTTCCTCCATTTTACGCTTTGCTTCTAATCTCTCTTCCTCAGATGTACTAAGACTGTCTATTACATCTCCAACCTGTTTTACAACACCACCACCTAAAAAGTTTAATAATTTACTCATAACTAAACTAGTTTATAAGCAGTTTTTCCTTTTTCATCTTTGTAGGCCTCAAGAACTTGACTTCTATTCTCTTTCGATTTAAGAGATATATGTATCCAAGAAAAATCAAATTCGTTTATCATTTGATCAAACTCTACACCTGATTCTAACACCCATTCATAAATAACTCTGTTATTCATTTTTCCTTTTTCCCAAAACTGCAAATCCAAAGCTTCACCTTTGCTGTGCTGACTTCGAGATGATCCCCCAATAGCTTTATTGAGTTTCGGACTGCGATAACCACTACTAATACGAATAGGACCAATAGCGTCACGCATAGGTTGAATGAGATTATCAATAAGCCTTTGCATGCTTTCCAAATGTTTTTCAGACATTTCATTACTAATACCTAATCTTTTTGCTGTGTTACTGTGTTCTATCTCTGCACGAGAAAAATTTTTACTTAACCTCATAATTTAAATTTAAAACGCTTCCATAACTATTTCGTCTATAGAGTTCTGAACTTCACTCTTAGTAGCTTCCATAGTCATCATTATATTTGCTTGAAATCTTTTTACTTCTTCATTATTGTTAAATATTACAATAGTAGGAACAACCACTATTTTATATTCTTTAGACCACCTTGCATCTGCTGTTATATCAATTCTTTCTACTTCACAATCCGTAAGTTTAGAAAGCCAACTAACTTCGTTAGACTTGTTAAAACTAGCATTAAATTCAACAGCTACCATTCCATCAGGAAAGTCCTGACTAAAAGCTGATAATGATATAAAGAAAAATGTAATTAGTAAGTTTTTCATAAACCTATCTTAAGTTATCAATCTTCTCTTCCATTCTAATCATTTGACTTTTTATCTCTTTTACATCTTCTTGAGTAGTCATAATAGTTTGCCTAATAAGCTGATCTTTCATGTCGTACTCCATACGAGTAATTTCAGGATCAGGAGGAAGAGGTAGTTCTTTAGCATCTGCTATATCGTTTTGAAGTGTGAACCACATCCCAACTAATGTAAATATAAGCACAGCAATACCTGCTAGTGTTTTTAAACTTATATTAAATGATGTTTCTTCGCTTAATTCTTTTGCCATGATTAAAATATTACATAATTAAGGCCAACGCTAAAGTTGTGCCACTGTCTGTTCCAATACTTGTTGTATCTACCCTCTACAAATATACCTAAACTTTTATTAAATCTATAACCGTATATTAAACCAAGGGAGTAGTCTATCCATTGACCATCATTAAACTTATGATAAGAGTATATATTATCAGTATCTAAGTGATAAGGCATAATGTTCCCCCAAGTGTGAAACCAAAAATCTTTTGTAAAATGATAATAATCTAAACCTAAAACAAAAGAGTACTCTACAATATTAGATATAGAATTTCTTTGTTTTTCTACATAATTATTTATAACTTGTGGTATAACAACCTCTTCCCATACCTCTTGACTGTTTGCTACAAGCTCTCCGTCAGGTGAAAAATACTCTCCCCCTAGGGTGATGTTGTATCCTTCTTGAAGAGCAAGGTATGTATAATGAAGTGTACCATTATCAAGTACCCAGTCAGATAAAGGATCAAACCCGTAAGGTTCGGCAAGTCTTTGCACTAAACCCCCGTTGAACGAAAGCTTGCCATCCCTTACTTGTTTTCTATATCTTTGTGACGCTTCAAAATATTTTATATCAGCAAAACCGTCTTCTAAGTATTCTACCTTAGCAACCCAGTTGTCAGCTACATATCTTACAAAATGATGCTGATTAGTATAATTTACACCTAAACGTCTTACAAAGTCAGCTTCAAATAAATACTCAAAACCATCTACTCTACCAATTGTAGCAGCATCACTGTATGAGTTTTCTGTACCGTTATAAAAAGTTAAAGCTCTATTTTCATATCCAAATCTTTTTATCTTTCTAAGACCTATAGAAAAAGTATAATCAAACGGAGTCTCTATTACATCCTCTTCAAGAGATCCTGATGTTACAGACCAAACTTGATTATCTCCCAAAGATGTTCCACCATTAACTGCAGCATAAAAAGTAGAATATTTAAATATTTTATGTAAACTCTGAGAGTTTCCTATTAAAGGAATGAATAATAATATTAGTAGTAATTTTTTCATCTCTTTAATACTTTTGCAGTTGTTGTTTTACCTTCATATGTTATACTAAAATTATAAACCCCAGAAGGTAGTAAACTTACATCTAACTGGTTTAAACCTTTATGTGTTTGACTTTGTTTTACTTTAATAACAAGTTTTCCTGATATATCATGTACTTTTATTGCTACAGGACCATTTGTTAATATATTTAATAGGTCATTCATAGGGTTAGGATACATAACTATGTTATGACCTCTAAGTAAATTTCTAGTATCAAGATCGCTGTCTCCACTACAACTCCAATACAATTGTTGACACTTGTCATCCCAGTTGTTATTGCAACAATATGGGTCAATCATAATAACCCAAGCATAACACGTATCATTTAGCCAGTAAGGAACCCCAGGACCTCCAATACAACCTGCGTCATATAAGCAGCTTCCATCGTCTGTATTATACACAGCATTATAGTTGTGAGCAAAAGGATCCATACATCCCTCTAATACATCTATGCAGCCACCATTATCAGTGTTTGCTTGTATGTCATAATTAAAAGCTGTACTATCAATGCAGCCATACATTACATCAATACAAGAAAAGTCTTCTGTATTTGCTTGCAAGTCGTAGTTAAAAGCGTTAGGATCTGTACACCCATAAATTATTGGAATGCAAGATTCATTATTAGTGTTAGCGACAGGGTCGTAATTAAAAGCAGTAGTATCAGTACACCCAAATATAAAAGGGATGCAATTATCGCTTGCTGTATTCGCTTCATCATTATAATTATACATTGTAGGGTCCATACATCCTATTATTACAGGAATGCAGCTACCATCATTAACATTAGATTCTATATCAAAATTAAACGCGTTTGGATCTGTACATCCAGGCACAGGGTATATACAGTTATCATTATTTACATTAGCAAGGCTGTCATAGTTAAGAGCTAACTGATCGGTGCACCCAAAATAAAGACAAGATTCATCTGCAACATTAGCTAAAGGATTGTAGTTCCAAGCACTTGCATCCATACATCCATACACATAAGGCTCACATGAGTCATCATCTACATTAGCTTCCTCATTGTAATTATATGCTAAACTGTTTGTGCATCCCTCAATTACAGGTATACAATCTCCACTATCTGTATTAGCTTCTTCATTATAATTAAAAGCATCTTCTTCCATACATCCTTCTATAACTGGTATACAGTAATCACCACAATAAGGCATAGCACTATATACTGTCCAAAATGGAGGTTGAAAAGGCTGCAAAGCTCCTTGACCATTATTAGCAAAAGGGTTAGTACCACCTTGCATTAAGTATACACCCTCTGAGTTTTCTAAATAAAAAGAGTTGTGCATTGTTTGAAACTCTACCTCTTCTTGAGGTTGTTGTTGTTGTCCAACTTCAAAATAATACACATCAATTGGTTTATTTGTTTTAAGCTGTAGATAAAACTCTTGACTATAATATCCAGGACCCATAGTATATATACCAACTAAACTATCGCCTTGAAATAAGGCTAAGTGAGATTCACCCCATCCGTCTGCGGCATCATCTTCTATTACAAGCTTGTAGTCACAAACAGGAATTATTTCATTTAATGTAGCCTCTGGGTCGAAGTTAAAAGATGTCCAGTTAATACAGCCTAAAATATGTAGTGTTTCACAGCTACCATCATCTTGCGTAGCAAAAGGATTAAACTCAAAGTAAGTATTGTCAGTACAACCGTAAACCTCAGGTATGTCACAATACTCTAGTTGTATAACCCCTGAATATGCAGCGTTTCCAAAGTTAGGTTCAGGTAGCTCCCATATAACATCAGGACTACCACAAGGCTCTAGGTCACCCATAATAACAAAGTTACCATCAGTTCCACCCCATTGAGATCCAGCTACCCCATCACCGTATGAATCACTCACTATAAGTTCAACACCTGTTTCGGGCACACATATTTGATAAGGTATCATAGAGTTTGCCTGGTCAAAAGAATACTCTCCTGCCATCACACTTTCTACTGGTTCTCCCGTAGATATATCTGTAAGTATCCATCCTGTTTCACCTGGATACTGATCTAGAGTAACCTCTAATAACATTTTTACTTCACCGTCATCACAAGAAACATTAGCACACCCACCGTTATCTACCTGTGCAAGTGGGTTGTAGTTTATTGCTTCAGGATCTGTACAACCCTGTATTACAGAATTATCTATAGGAGGCTCACAGTCACCAGCATCAAACTGAAACTCAGGGCAATCAAAATATATAGGAACACCATCAAAAGAATAAGAACCATCATCACAAAATCCATCACCCAACCAGTTTTCAGGAGCTTCATTTCCTGCACAATCTACAAATAAACTATCTTGAGAATTTGCGTTTAAACTTATAAATAGTATTAGATAAAATATTTTTTTCATTACGCATTTCTTACTTTTCGGGCTACTTTTTTACTATATTTTGCAAATTGCTTACCTTTTCTTCTAGCTCTTTTTTTAGCTCTATTTGTAGCAGCTTTCTCACTAGGACTTAAAGATTCTCTAACAGATTTAGGAAGGTATCTACCTCTTTGGCTTACAGGTTTTTTTTTATCTTCTTTACTGACGTAATCCCAATCCTGATCTCCCCAATCTTTTAAACTTTTTTGTGATTTCCTTAAAGCCTTCATTAGTTTCTATAGCCACCTCCTGCAGCTTTATAAGCTTTAGCTAACATTTGGGCTTTTCTAGCAGACCACTGACCTGGAGCTCCACCTTTTCCTCCAGCCTTTATTCTATTAAATATACGCTTTCTCATCCCAGGTTTTGTATAGTTACCTGCTTTATTTACAGTGCTACCTTTTTTAGCTTTTTTTATTGCTTGTGCCATATTACCATTTAACTTTATCAGCCCAATAAGCTGCAGACATTTTACCCTTTGCTATATTTTTACCATGACGTGCTTTAAATGATTTTCTTTTAGCTTTCATTCTAGCACTTTCACCTTTTTTTGGTTTACCTGCAGTTCCAGACAATGACCCTACCTTTTTCCCTTGCTGACCAAAACGTATAGTTTTAATCTTATCACCTTCTTTTGCAACAACTATGTGTGATTTAGTAGGATGATTAGGAGTACGTTTAGCTTTATTGTATCCAGATACTCCAGCTTTTTTTAATCTATTATCTTTCTTTACAGCTTTTGCCATTATTTTTTAGCAAATTTTTCTACTCCAGAAATACCAAACGAGCCTAACACAACCCATACAAATGAATCGTATACAAACTCGTTTATTACTAAGTCTGATCCTACCCAACCTGTAACAAGGTCAGCTATCATTATAAGGCACATAATAGCAAACGCTATAAATCCTACGATAGCTTTTTCGTTCCAAGCGTTATCGTTTTTAAATATTTCCATTGCTATAGAACTTCAAATCCCAAAGTTATAGATAAAGAGTCTGCTGCATATGTTTTAGTAGCAGAAGCAACTGCAGCAACATATATAGCACCTTCATCATTATCATCTCCATCTGATTGAACAATCATGTTAATATCGGATTTAAAATGAACTATAGAGTTTATTAAATTACCCACATCACTAGATGTTCCAGGAACTGTAACAACTCCTAAAAATTTTGCCAACTTTGCATCTGCTGCACTAATTGATATTGCGGCTCCAGCGGTTCCTAAATCTTTAGAAACTTGCATAAAATATAAATCAAAACTTGCGTTTTGATCTGCAGAATCATGTATACTTATAGATTTAAGTAATGAAGCAGAATCTCTTAAACAAGCACCAGGAACTTTTGTTGGGTTAAATATTATTTCTCCATTTTCAACTTCACTTGTAACGCATGTTGGAGTTATAGTAGCAGTATGAAACTTTCTATGTGCCATTATTTTTTATTTTAAATTTTTATTTTATACGCAAATGTAATGATAATTTTTTAATTATAATAAAATTATTATCTTTGACCTAATTTAATCTAAGACAATGAGGAATTACCTGAAGTATCTTAGTGATACCTTGTACTCCTTTCAAAGAAAGTACGACCTTACGGATAATCAAATGAGGTTCCTTCTTTTTATAAATGATGAGAAAGGATCTTTTACCAAAAGGTTTATACGAGAAAATATGTACATTAGCAAAAAATTTAACGATAGGATGTTTCCTGAGTTAGTTAAACGTGATTACATATTTGTTTTTGAAAAACGAGCTTGGAACTCAAATAAACCTAATCAATATCGTGTAACAAGTAAAACACACAGGTTGATTAATAAATTCTATAATGTTCTTGAAGGGACAGAAGAAATATAAAAATGGCAAGAGTAGTAAAAACTAGTAAGATTAGAAAACAAAGAATAAAAGAAAAAGAAAAAGAACTCAAGATGAGTTTAAAAAAAACTGGTCTATCTAAAAGAAAAGCTAGAAAACAAGCTAAAGCAACAGCTGAAAATGTTTATGAAGCTGAAAAACAAAAAAGAATAGCTGAAAATAGAGCTAAAAGGGAAGCTAGAAGAGCTGCTATGGCTGCTAAGGCTGAATCTAAAAAAGCTATGGCTAATAAAAAATCTAGAGCAAGTGTTGGGTTTAGAGATACGTATGAAAAAACAATGCCTGATGAAACTACAAAAAAATTAATTAAACGTAACTCGTCAAAATTAAGTCAGCAAAAAAATACAAAACAATATGTTTTTCCTACTGATCGAAAGTTAACAAGAACGGAACAGACTCTTAAAGATTATCAAGAAAAATTTCCAGACAGTAAAGGTAAATTAACAACGAATCAAAAAGAAAAAGCTCTTAGAGAATTAAGGCTTAGAGAAAAAGAAAGTAAAATGGCTAAACATGGTGGTGCATTAGCTATAATGATTGCACCCGTAAAAACAAAAAAAATGAAAGCAGTTAAAAAAGGAGCACATGGTGCTAAAGTAAAAAAAGCACCAGGCGGTGCAGCAATGGGTAAAATGAAAATGAAGATGATGAAGAAGGGTGGTAAGTTAAAAATGGTTAAAGGACCAGATGGAAAAATGGTTCCGTTCTATGCTGCCGATGGAAAAGGAAAAATGATGTATGGTGGATCCATGAAAAAGAAAATGGCTATGGGTGGTCGTATGGGAAGTAAAGAGATGATGGAAAGTATGAAGAAAGACGACAAAATGCTAAAGCATGGCGGAAAAGTTAAAGACAAAATGATGTACGGTGGTGCTATGAAGAAAGCAATGTACGGTGCTAAGATGAAGAAAAAAGCAATGTACGGTGCTAAAATGAAAAAGTAAATCTAAATGAAATCACCAAAGAAAAATGGTATAGGTGAGGTAGTCACCGACTATGGTCGAAGAGTGATGAGGATTTTTAAAAAAGGGCTACTACAACGTAGCCTTTTTGATTTTTACGGGGATATTAAAGCTGACTCTGTAAAGATAAAAGAATCATCATCAGTCCCGTCAACTCCAGTAGATGGGGATGGCGGTGTGGTTTATATTAAATCTGCAGACGGAAAGCTATACTTTAAAAGTAACGAAGTTTCAGAAGTAGAGTTAAGCTCTAGTAGCACTACTACTACTAATATAGCGGTTACAGATAACGCCAGTACAAACGAAAATAACGCAATAGTCTTTGTGGCTGATGCAGACATAGATGGTAGTACTAATGCAGCGTTAGAGTCAGATGGAGCAACACTAACTTATAATCCATCTGTTGGTCAAGTTAACGCGAATGTTTTTAGTGCAGCAAATAATATCGCTATAGGTAATGATGTCAATATAACTCAAATTAATGCTAGCTTTCACTCTTTAATTACTTTACTTGAAGATGCTAATAGTGATGCTGGACCTATTTTTACTCTTAAAAAAACTAGAGGTGGTAGCGTTGCTATCCAAGACAATGATGAAGTTGGAGAAATTAGATTTCAAAGTATAGATGATAAATCACCAACCCCTGATTCTATAGTATATGGTAGAATAGCTACCAGTATTTTAGATGCTAGTGACGGAAACGAGTGTGGTAAACTAGAAATATTTGTAGCCAACGATGGAAGTAGTCAGACTGGAATATCAATGAA